AAGTGGGTAGGGATACTAGGAGGTGCCTTAATGAGCATCGCATTATTTTGGAAGCAGGTATGTGTTCCATTATTAGAGTACATAAAGGAATCTCAGCAAAGAATAGAGTCTCAGAAGCGCACAGAAGAGCTACAACAACAGTTAGCGCTCCAAGTAAGCAAAATATACGCTGAGGTAACAACTAACGGTGGAGGTAGCTTAAAAGACGCTGTAGGGCGTATTGAGAAGAGACAGATAATAAATGAACAAAAGGTTAAGATAACAAGCAATAAGTTAGAATTAGCTTATTCAGCATTCAATATAGATGGAGACTGTATAGAATCCTCAATATACTTAAATAGACTATTAAATAGATCAGAATCAGAGCTATTGGGGAATCAATGGTTAAACTGGATATGTGCAAGTGATAGGGAAAGGGTAAAGAAAGACTGGAGGGATTCAGTAGAAGCTAAAGTAGGCTTTAATTCAATTTATTGTGTAATGAGACCAGACAACACTACAATTAAAATAGAAGCTGGCATAGATCCATTATTCGATGATCATAACAACATATTAGGTTTCTTTGGAACCATAGAGCAAGTAACAGAATAGAATAAATAAATTAACAATTAAATCAATTAAAATTATGGAACAGCAAAAGAGCATTTTTCAATCAAAGAATTTCTGGACATCAATTATAACTATCATAGTTGGTTTTCTAACAGCAAACAATTTGAATCTAGGATTAACACCAGATCAATTAGTAAATGGAATTAGCGGACACAATACAGTAGAAATACTTATGTTCCTAGTTCCAGCCTTAATCGTACCTATCCAAAAGATAGCAGCGCAAAAAACATGGGATTTTAGTTTCTTTAAATCAACTAACTTTTGGGCGCAAGCAACTACAGTATTAAGTGTAGTATTAGGATTTTATTTTGGAGAAGTAACAGCAGGACTAATAGTAGCTGTAGTGGTACAGGTAGTTAACTTAATCACACACTTATCTAATAGCAAACCAAATATACCAGCGTAATGCAAAGTAATCAGCAATTCGATTATTATGTAAAAACAAAGGATATTCAGGGAGTACCCGTACCAACCGGATTAGACTGGTTTAAGGTCATAGGTAATTTCATATCCTTTGCTACAGTGGTAATACAAGGATTCCAGGAGAACAGTAAGAAGAGCAAGAAAATAGCTCAGATAGAAGCTGCCTGTGATGCGTACGGACGACAAATTTACGCAAGTGGATTAATAGATGAAATCAAAGGTATTATATCAAAGTAAAGTCTTGTTTTCATAGTTTGAGTGACGGGGGCTAAAGAAATTTAGCTCCTTTTTTATTATACACTTGTATTTGTAAAATATAAGTTATATATTTGTAGAAATAAAATAAAGAGATGAAACAAGACAATAAAGACCTGACTGAAAAGGAATCAGTAGTGCTATGTGAAGCCTCACAAAAGCCATTAGTAACAAGAATTTACATTGAAGAAGATTCAGAGGGGAACATAGTTACAGGAGTAGCCTATGGAAACCCTTCAACAAAAGAATCAATTGCATTATTAGCAATGGCACAGGGTATGTTAATCCATCCTGAAAAGAGAGGCGGCTTTGAGGTAGATGAATTAGATATAGAAATAGACAATAATAGGGGACTATTAGGAGAAGCTAAAGTAGGAGAGTTCTTACCAGCCTCAGTAGGCCAATTAGCCCTAAGAGAAATAACAAGAATGAATTTCTTACAAAATAAAGAAACAGCACAGGCATAATCATGAAACTAGATAATCTTTCAAACCAGCAGGAGGAGCCAATAAAAGAAATAGTAGAGCAGCAGGTAAAAGGCTTAATTCCAATTAAGAAGGAAATATTAAAAAAGGGAAATACATTATATAAATGCTCATTAATAGACAATAGCGTAGTTCCTGCTGAGTTTGAAAGTGTAATAGATGTGAATGGCAACAAATCAATGAAAGTAGTCACAAACGAAAATGAAGCCTGTTTATACATCCAAGCTCATAAGCTAGAAAGTGTCAGAAAACTATTTGATAAGAAAATAGAAGAATTTAATAAATTTGCTCAATCTCAAATAAAAGAAGAAGAACCTAATGATTAATCTCTTTGCAATTCCATTCGATAGATTCAAGAACAAACTAACTAATGACGGTATAGTTTACAATATCCAAGATAAGAATGGATTATTATACTCACAGGTAGAAGTCATTAATACAAGATTCAAAAGACATGACTGTGGAGTAGAAGAACAATCGGAGGCACCTAATGAAGTAAGATCACTGCTAATAGCTCAATTAAATAAAATGTGTCCTGATGGCTGGAAAGTACATACAGCATTTAATAGAAAGGAAACAATAGACAATGATCAATTAAGAGTAACTGATATACACGATCAGGCAAGAGCAGTTATATTCATAGACAATGAGCCGGGAATGGCTAAAGTATCCTTAAACATATCTAAGGGATTAAGATAAGGCACATACAAGTATACTACCAAAAGTATAATTGATAGTAATTAAGACAGTCAAAGTACGTAAATTTGGGAGATAAAGACTTTTGATGGTCATAAATTATTTTAATAGCACCAATGGAAGTGCAGCAGCAGACAATTCTAATCAGGAATCTATAGACATATTTCAGCAAATTAATGAAGCAGAAAGAGCTAAATTAGAAGCTGCAAAGAGGTCTGGAGAACTATTAGAAAAGGCACTATCCTCTGATGACCCTAATACTCTTATTAAGGCAGATTCCATGTATAAGGACATCATGGAAAGGCAGAAGGACACTCTCAAAACAGAAATTTGGGACCCTAGTAACGCTGCCGATGGATATGGATATAAGTATAAGAACTTCTACCTATCTGATCGACTTCTTAGAAGGATGGTCAAAACAACTCCATTCATCAATGCAATAGTATCAACTAGACAGGCTCAGGTAGCTGATTTTGCAGTTCCTCAAAAAGATAAATATTCAACTGGATTCATAGTAAGAAAGAAAGGGGAGTATTATTCATTAGATGAGGCTAAGGTTACAACTAAGGATAAAAAGACAATTAAGTATATCACTGATTTTCTACTAAATTGTGGAGATGAAAGAAATAAGTGGGACGGAATAAATTTCGATCAATTCCTAAGATTAATGGTATCAGACAGTCTTACATTAGATAAGGCTTGTTTTGAAGTAGGAAGAGATAAGGGAGGAAACCCATACACATTTAGACATGCAGACGGAGCCACTATCTACATAGCAACAACCATAGATACTGATAGTCATCCAGAAGCAGATCAAATAAAAGGATACACACCATCTACAGTTCAGGTAATAGATGGAGTAATAAAAGCAGAGATGTACCCCTGGGAACTCTGCATGGGTAGAAGAAACATCACAACTGACATTTATGAAAACGGATATGGCACAAGTGAGGTAGAAACCTTACTTAATGTCATTACTGATATGATCAATGCTCAAAGCTACAATGGTAGAATATTCTCACAAGGAACAAACGCTAAGGGGATATTTTCAATCAAGCCGGGAGCAAACAGAGCTAAGGTAGCAGAATTAAAACAGCAATTTGCAGCACAAGCAATGGGATTGAATGCAGCACACAGATTACTAATGATGGAAACCGATGAAATGCAATTCATAGACCTATTAAAGACCAATAGAGATATGGAGTTTGGAGCATGGCAGGAGTTCCTAATTAAAATGGCATGTGCAGTATTTAAGATAGCACCAGAGGAAATGGGCTGGAAGGTAGGCAATAGTTCAGGATCAAGTGATGGATTAGGTCAGGATGGAACTAAGGCCAAATTACAATTCTCAAAGGACAAAGGATTAAAGCCATTATTAACAGCTATTCAGTTTTGGATTAATAAATGGATAGTAGAGCCAATAGATGAGAAATTTGAATTTGTATTTTCTGGAATAGATTCACAAGATGCAGATAAAGAACTTGAATCAGTAATTAAATCTGTAGGATCATTTATGGGCTATAGAGAGGCTAGGGTTAAAATGGGATTACCTCCAGATTTTGAAGAAGGAGATTTTCCACTCAATAATGTGTATATTCAAAAGTTAAGTGCAGATATGTATTCACAGCAATCTCAAGAAAATACAAATGCAGCAGAAAGTGATAATAATGATGAAGATTGGCACAATGGATTAGGAGATGCAGAGAAAGGGCTTATAAACGAATTAGGACTGGATGCAACTAATCCAATGATGATTGATGCAATAAAAAGTTTTGATAAAGCAGTAAGGACAAGTGGCAAAGGAGACTAAAAAATACGTTGACAAACCTAGATACAGGGTTATAGAAAAATATGAAGATGATTTTAAAAAGTCATTCTCAGATTTAATGAAATTAGCAGTTAAGGAAATAAAGATCAAGTTACAATGATAGACTTTATATCACAAGGAATACGAGCGCACACTTCGCAAAAGAGAATAGCTCTACTAACGCTAAACAGTAGTGCTTTTGATAATATCCAAAAAGGATATATAGCAGGATCTAAAAAAGAAATTAGTAAGGGAGAAAAGAAATTTGCGCCTGAAAAGAAAGCATCATCAAGAATACCAGAGGGAGAAGTTGAACAGGAATTAACAAGACATGAAAGGGCGCAATTATTATTCATTAAGAATAACTTAAAATCTGATCCATGTAAGTCATATGAAGTATTTAATTCAATGAGTGAATTTGCACAAGGTAAAGTACCTCAAAAAGAATTAGATAGATTGGTATCAGATCATCATAAACAATCCAAGATAGAAGAAGCGAAATTATCAAAGGAGAAAAATCAAAAACCTAAAAATTAAAAGATATGTCAAAACAATTAGTAATTCAAAACTCAGATGCTTCTACTAAAATAGTAGTAAGAACAAGCATAAACACTAATTCAAATATTTTAGCAGGTGACAAGTTCACGATTCAGAAATTAGAACAAACAAGTCAAGCTGAAATAGATGCAGGTTTTTATTTCAGAGAAGGATTAACATATGACATCCAGGCATTCAAAACTTATTGCACAAATAATTCATTGCAATTAAGTACAGTAGACGAAGGTGATGGAACAACTGTAGTATTAGTAGCCCTTCCATAGTAATGTATGCTTTTAAGTCCAGATGAAATTGAAGAACTGTTAAAGATTGTTGAGAGGTACGTTCTTATCTTTATTTCACATAAAGTAGGGATAAACGTACTAACAAGTGATCAAAGAAAGACTTTAGAGGAGTACGGAATAAATACGGAAGGAGAATCAACAGTAAAACAAGCTTATGGCTTTGGAATACTATCAACCGTATTAGGAGATCCAGAATTACAATCTTTAACATTCGATCAATTAAAAGACAGAATAAAGACAGTAAAGTTAATATCTCCTCTGAATGCATTGGAGCAGTCAGCACTTGAAAATCTTCAATACCAGACTTACAATGATGTAGAAAGGTTATCTAATAGAATAAAAGATGACATAAAACAGACTCTTGTATTTGCAGATAAAGCTAATAACACAGTTAGGCACTCTACAATCGTTACAGAGGCAGCTAAGGAAGCGATAGAGCAACGAAAAGGTAGGCAAGAGGTAGTTAGTATCATAGGAGCTAAAACGGGGCAGTGGGATAAGGATTTAGGCCGTATAGCAGATTTTGTTTTACACCAAGCATTTGATGAGGGTAGAGCAACTGGATACGAAAGGAAGAACGGTCCCGATTCTTTGGTTTTTAAGGATGTTTATATGGGAGCGTGCAAACATTGTCAAAGACTATTATTAACAGCCGGAGTTGGTAGTCAACCAAAAATATTTAAACTCTCTACATTAAAAGCTAATGGTACAAATATAGGGAGAAAGGTAGATGACTGGAGAGCAGTAATTGGTGCCATTCATGCCTGGTGCAGGTGCCAATTAAGAGATGTACCTTCAGGCTTTACTTTAGAGGGATTAGAGTCAGGATTATGGTATTGGAACGGTAAGGACTTTGTAATGGATAAAGAAAAATGGGTAAGAAAAGTAGAAAGACAATCCAAGATTAAAGTAACCGTAAATGGAAAAGAAACGATAATATAAAAATCAAACTAATGAAAACAATAATAAACTACTTCAGGACCTTCAAAAGAATAAAAGAATTGGAATATGAAAAAGAAACTTTAATAGGAGTTATTGTATCACTTAAATCTACATTAGCTGAAAAGAATACTTTAATTGCAGGGGCAGGTGAAATGATAGGCTCTTTAGAAAATGAAATAAAACTATTGAAGGCAGAGATAGTGAAAAACAACATACAAGTATACGTATCATCAATGAAGCTAGATAAATAATTAAATAAAACATACCTATCTTTACATCAAGATTGTAACAGGGAAACCGAATTTTTTTAAAAACCGATTTGCATTTTGCAAGTAAACACAACGACAGGCGAATTTCAACAATTTATACCACTTTCATTAGTGAAAGGTGGAGCAAACTCTGATAATGGAGAAATGATACTTAAAGGTATCGCTTCTACAGGATCAAAGGATAGAGATAATGAGAATCTAAAACCAGAAGGTTTAGATTTTTCCTATTTTCTGAAAAAGGGTTATGCAAATTGGAATCACGACCAACTCACCTTAATAGGAAAGCCATTAAAGGCAACTCTCAATAAATCAAATCAATGGGAAACTGAATTAAGATTATTCCCAAAATCAAAAACAGCTCAACAAGTTTACGAATTACAGAAAGTTCTTGAAAGCGAAGGTTTAGGACTAGGTTTATCCATTGAGGGTCAGGTTATAAAAAGAGGTTCAGAGGATAAGAATGATCCAAGATACAATATTGTAGAGAAAGCATTAATAACAGGCTGTGCAGTAACACCTCACCCTAAGAATGCAGACGCTATAGTAAACATAGTAAAGGGAGATTTATTCGATGATGATTTCAAAGATAATTTTCTAAAATCAATGGCATTAATAGAAAAGGAAGAAGATAAGATAGGCGATGATGACAAAGAGGATAAGAAAGATGAGGAGAAGGAAGAAAAGGGAATGGATTCAACCTCAGCAGCACCTTTAATAAAAGAAAGTTTAGAAGATAAAAAATGTAAAACGATGATAACAAAAGGAGAGGCTTATAATATCATTGACGGAGTGATACCAGATATAAGCAAAGCAACTAAGGATGAAATTATTAATAAAATCATAAAAGAGCAGGAAATGGAAAACGCCACTTTGGCTATAACCGAAGATAAAATAAAAGCTTACTTAGGTGGCGTTAAAAAGTCTTTGGAAACACAGCCAGTACAAACAGCAGCTACAGATGATCCAACAAATCAAAAGATAGCTGATTTAGAAAGCAAGCTTGAAAAGGCTTTAAGTGCAGTTGAAACCCTAACTAAGAAATTAGAAGAAGGTCAGGCTGGTCAAGCTGCCACAGAAGTAGCTAAAGTAGCCAAAGGAACACCTAGCAATAGTTTGTTCAATGAACCAACTGATGAACTTACAAAAGGAATTGGTGAGGTTATCCAAAAAGGCTTTGGGGATCTAAAAACATCTATTGACAGCAAATTTGATGATCAGGCAGAACTTTACAAAAGTTTAAGTGACCAATTAGATGAATTAGCTGGAAAGGTTCATCAACTTGAAACAACTCCTCTTCCACTTAAAACAGTAGGTGGTACTGGATATGTTCAAAAAGGTGGATTCCAAAATCAAAATAATGGAACACCAACAGGAAGAGTGGTTTCGTTAAGTAATATCCCTGATAAAAATTATCTATGTGATGAGCTAACAAAGTCTATTATAGACCCGGCTAATCCAGATAATATATTAGATAAGGCTTTGGCAAATGACATAAGGCGACTGGCAACTACAGGAATGCCAACCGAAAGGATTGTCAAGAAAGCCCAAGAATTAGGATTGCAAGTCTCTGAGTAGTATATACATAAAAACCGATTTAATTAATTTAAAAAAGAAAAAGAATGGAAAATAATTTAGGAATTGGATTGGGTCCCTATAGCAGATTTGCTGGAGGGGGTATGTCTCCAGAGCATTTATCGCTTGCATCAGGGGTCGACCTTCAATCTGTAAACAATTTATTGAAAGCGATGGAAGCCGGACAGCTTCAAGGTGGAAGTTACGTAGGTCAAGGTCCTACTGGTGGTGGCGCATTAAAGAAAGAATCACTTGAATCAGTTTTAACAATCCTAACTACTCAGCAGCAGGATTTCAAACTGTGGAAGAGATTGTATAAAGCAGCAGCCTACAACACAGTAGAAGAATACTTGAAAAAGACATCCATTGGTGGAATGAGAAGTGGATCGTTTTCTGAAGGTGGTTTGCCAGGAGAAAGAAACAGCCAGTACAAAAGAGAATCAGAACAAATCAAATACATCGGTTGCTTAAACAAAGTAACTGACGTAATGACAATGGTTAACATTGCTACCATTGCTGATATTGTTCAGGAAATTACAGAGGACGGTGTTACATGGGTAATGAGAAAAGCAGATCAGTATTGTTTCTTTGGAGACTCAGCTATCATCAATACTGAATTTAATGGATTCTACGCACAGCATTTAAATAAAGCATCTAACAAGTACGGAGTTATTTATCCTACACTAGATGAGTATATGTCATCAGATCTTGTAGTAGACCTTCGAGGGCGTACATTAAAGGCAGCAGACATTGAAAGAGCTAACTTAGCACTACAGAAAAGATTTGCACAGGCTAACTTACTATTAGCACCACCATCAGTACTTACTGACTACATGATCCAACATTATGAGAAACAGTATATCAGATTTGGTGGACAGGCTCCAATAGCTTCTTTGCAGTCAGGTGGAAGAATAACAGAACATTATACACAGCAAGGAACACGTATCGAATTTGACTTCGATCTATATGCAGAAAACTCAATAGGTAGACTTTACAATGAAGTTCCGGCAGACGCACAAGCACCAACAGCACCAGTTAACGTTTCATTAACAGTAGTTAATTCAGATACAAGCTCTAAGTTTGCAGACGGAATTGGTACATACTACTATGCAGCATCAGCTTTAAATGCTAATGGAGAATCTGCTTTAACTCAAATTGGTTCAGCAGTAGCAACTATCACAGCAGCTACAGATGCAGTTGACTTGAGATTCACAGATGGAAATGGTAACTACGCAACTGAAGCATATGTAATATATCGTTCAGAAGTAGATCCATCAGGAGCATTCGCAGACACTATCCTATACCCTATCATGGTTGTACCTAAAACAGGTTCAGATGCTAAGAGAGGTAGTTTAGCAGCAGGTGTAGACGGTGGAGCAGCAGGTCGTGTAAGGGATAGAAACAGGTTCCTTCCAAACGCAGAAAAATGTATCTTAATGGATTATGACACTAAGAAACTTAACTACAAGCAATTAGCACCGATACACAAACATATGTTAGGAGTATTGGATACATCAGAAAGATGGTTGACATTGCTTTACGGTTCAATGTTCTTACGCGCACCAGAACACGCAATCATATTCTTCAATTGTGGTAAGATTTCAGACGTATCAGCATAATATAAATACATACAAGTATACTTATTAAATGCCCTTACACCCGTAGGGGCATTTTTGTTTTGCTTATCTTTGAAGTAAATTAAACAGTAGAACAAGATGAAAATAAAGGCAGTATTAGAACGTGACTGGAACTCAATAATATCTACCGGATTTGGGGATATTGAGTTCAACGAAAACGGAGTAGCTGAGATAAGTGATGAGGCAGGTGAAGCATTGTCAAAACTAAAGCATTTTGAGGTAGTAGAGCAAGAAGCTCCAGTGGTAGAAAAAATGAAATTTGGAGCTAAAAACTCAAATAAAGATAATGACAAAGGGGCCATCCCAAAAACCGATGAAAAACCAGTAGCACCAGTAGTAGTAGAAGAAAAGATAGTAGAGGAACCGATTATAGTTAATGAATCAGAATCAGGTCCATTAAGTAAAGATCAAATAGAAAAGATGAGTGACGCTGACTTCATAGAAGTATTAACAGCAGTTGGTTATTCAGAGGAGGAAGTGAATAAAATGACACGAGAGGAGAAAGTAAACTTAATTAGCTAAACTTTGGCAGTAGCATCATTCACAATACAATCAACTAAGGGTAAAGCTGTAGTATCACCAACAACAGTGATAAACCAGTTCCTTACAGGCATTCCCTTAAATGGAGTATCTGAGGATAGTATTGCAAAATTCATAGATGCAGCATCCAAACATATAGAGGGGTATTTAAACATTAAATTACAAAAGCAAATAATAAAGGAAACCCTACATTATAAATACAGTGACTTTATGAATTGGGGATACATGCAGACAAACTTCCCAGTTATGAAAATTCACAAGCTATTAGGCAAAATTGGTCAACAAGACCAAATAGACTTTCCTTTAGAGTGGTTAACTACAAATACAACAAGTGACGGGTTATCCTATCAAAAGTCAGTATTTATGGTTCCATCCACAATTGCTACAGCAAAGGCACTGAGCGCATCTACTGGAATATCAGCATTTGCCAGATGGTTCGCATCAGATACAATACCGCATTATTGGGAAATAACATACTGTACTTCATTTAATACAATACCACAGGACATAATTGAAGTAATAGGTAAAATGACTGCAATAAACGTATTGCAGGTAGTAGGTGATCTTATAGGAGGTGCTGGAATAGGTGGAAGTAGTTTAGGAATAGATGGATTAAATGAATCCACTACACTAACTAAATCAGCAGGTCAATCAGCTTTTTCAGGTAGACAAAAATTGTATTCTGAGGAAGTTGCTAATGACTTAAAGATGCTGAAATACAAATATGATGGCTTTATCTTTTCAGTACTGTAGGACATGGGTAATACGCAAAGTGGGAAACCAGTAATTATTCAGCAAGCACCTATTTCAAACGGAGCAGCAGCAGTACTTACTCAGAATAAGTTTGATAACCTTATATGGAAAAAGGGTTACAATGTGTACCTAGATAAAGCAATGGATTGTCCATGTAGAAATGTAGGAGACGCACAAAGCCAGACAGCATGTAGAAATTGTGGAGGTAGTGGCTATATATTCATAAACCGGACTAAAACCAAAATGGTTATCCAGGGAATGAATGCAGACACTAAATTCAAAGAGTGGTCAAAAGAATTGAGGGGAACAGCTAAAATAACTTGTTTGAACGCAAATAAGTTAGTATTCATGGATAGAGTAACATTCATAGATACATTATCAACAGTTACTCAGGTAGTAATTGGCAAAGAGCATGATGATAGTATCTATAGAGCAATGGTAGTTTATCCAATAAAAGAGGTAGAGGCAGCATTTATCTATATAGACAATAACACTAAGCTAACAAGAGCAATAGAAGGTGTTCATTACAATATAGTAGATGAAAACTGGATAGAGTTTATAAGTGGATCTGAGTTCATAACAATGACCATAAGGTATAAGCATAATCCAATGTACTATATCATAGATGAAGCAAGAGCAATAATGTCAACTCCAAATAAAGATGAAGAAATTCAGGAGATGCCATTACATGCAATAGGAAGATTAGGGCATTACGTATTAGATCAAGATAAATTTAACGGAGGCTATTTATTTAATAACAATTTTATTCCCGATGAGTGTGGTGTCGAAGTAAAGATACCATGCGAATCATAAAAACAAAAAAAGAAAAACAGATGAAAAAATTATTCCTGGCTCTGATATTAGGGGCAATTGGCTTCACAACAAACGTAGAAGCTCAGAACATCTTAAAAAAGGTTCCTATTTATTACATGAACAGGAATCCAAACAATTCTCCAAAGCTACGACCAGACATTAGCGGTCAGGCTCATAATAGTGAGATTGTTTACAATACAGCAGACGGTAAGTTGTATTTTTGGGATAAAGCAACTAAAACATGGGGAAGGGCAATTGGAGCAAGCGTAACGCTATCTGACAGTTCCAAACTAAATGTTGTAGGTGGATATACCACAACAATAACATCAACAGCAGCTACAACGGTCACACTACCTACAAGTGGTACGCTTTATAGTACAAAAACTGGAAGTATCACATCAGCACAATTAGCTGGATCTTTAACAAACGAGACAGGTACAGGAGTAGTTGTATTAGCAACATCACCAACCCTCGTTACGCCCGTTTTAGGTGTCGCCACAGCTACTTCAATCAATGGTAATACAATCACAACAGGAACGGGTACTTTAACGCTGGGAGCAGGTAAAACAGCCACAGTGAGCAATACCCTAACATTCTCAGGAACAGATGGGTCAAGTGTAGCATTTGGAGCAGGTGGAACAGCAGCTTATACAGGCGCAACATTAGCTCAATTTGCAAGTACAAGCTCTTCTCAATTAGCAGGAGTGTTATCAGACGAAACAGGAACAGGCTCAGTAGTTTATTCAACAAGTCCTACATTAGTAACTCCAACACTAGGGGTAGCAAGTGCAACAAGTGTAAATAAATACACTATGACAGCACCAGCTACAGGAGCTACTATTGCATTGGCAGATGGATCAGGAATAGCAACAGTAGGAGCTTATACTGGTACATTCACAATGACAGGAACAACTGGAGTAACTTTGCCTACAAGTGGTACATTGTACGGAACTGCTTCAGGAAGTATTACCTCAGCTAACTTAGCAACTTCATTAACAAATGAAACTGGTACAAGCTTAGTAGTATTTAATACCTCACCAACATTAGTAACACCAACTATAACAGGTGGAACAGCTACAACAGCACAATTGACAGATGGAGCAACTATAGCTTCAGATGCATCAGCAGCAGTAGTTAACTATGTAACATTAGGTGGTAATAGAACAATGTCTGCAATTAGTAACTTTGTAAATGGTCAGAGATTAGTTTATGTAATAGTACAAGATGGAACGGGTAGCAGAACATTAGCTTGGACCGATACTATCAAATGGAAAGGAGGATCAGCACCAACATTAACAACTACAGCATCAAAAGCAGATATTATAACACTTTGGAAGATTAACTCTGTAATTTACGGAGATAGCACATTGAATTATTAACAGCATATAAA